GTTACAACCTTGGAGCGCATGGAGGAAATAGGCGATTTATTGGCACTCGTTATCACTTTTCAGATACCTACAAAACAATCATAGAAAGAGAAACAGCCACACCACGCATACACAAAGCAACTGTAGACGGATCGCCAACTGGTGAACCAGTGTTCTTGACAACTGAACAGCTACAAAACAAACGCCGAGACATGGGTCCTTATGTGTTTTCGTGTCAGATGCTTCAAAATCCGATAGCAGATGGAGCACAAGGTTTTAAGCGTGAATGGATTCAATATTATGACAATCAACCACCAGCTGATTGTGTATGGTATTTGACTATTGATGCTGCAAGCAGCAAGAAAAAAGGAAGCGATTATACTTCTGCCTGGGCAATTGGTTTAAGTAGTGATAGAAATTATTATGCTATACCTGAGATAAGAGATAGACTAAATCTTACCGAAAGAGCTGCACGAATAATATCATTGCATCGCAAATACAAACCAATCCAGGTTCGTTATGAAAGATATGGAGTTTCAGCTGATATTGAGTATATCCAGCAAGTAATGACGGCAGAACAATATAACTTTGATATAATAGAAGTTTCAGGACCAACTTCAAAAGAAGATAGGATTAAAAGGCTTGTTCCATTATATGAAAATGGAAATATCTATCACCCACGAAATCATGTTGTTACTGATTACGAAGGAAAGGCCAGGGAATTGATTAATGATTATATTGAACAAGAATATGTAGCTTTTCCAGTTCCTATTCATGATGATATGTTAGATTCATTATCAAGAATTTGTGAAGTTGATGGAACATCAATAAAATCAGGGAAGAAAATACCTCTTGCTCTATCATGGCCCATACAAAAGCCAAAAAGAACATCAAATAATATACAAATACCTGTAGGAAGCTGGATGTGAAAGATAAAACACTGGAAATAGCCCGTAAACGCTTCGCACAGGCTGAAGAAGCAGACCAGGAAAACCGCAGAGAACGTGTCAATGACATAAAGTTTGTGAGACTCGGAGAACAATGGCCTGAGTCAGTTAAACGTGACCGTGAACGTCCAGGTGCTGAGCGTCCAATGCTTACCATTAACAGGCTTTTGCAATTTCGTAATCAGATCGTTAACGAAATCAGACAGAACTGCCCAAGCGTCAAGTTCCGTCCAGAAAACGACGATGCTGACATTGAGACAGCAGAAATATATAACGGCCTTTATCGACATATACATCATACTGGCGGTGCAAAGATCGCTTATGTTACCGCAGCTGAAAATCAGGTTGATACAGGTATAGGCTATTTCAGAATATACACTGATTATTGCGACTCTGATTCATTCGATCAGGAAATAAAATTCAAGCGCATCCTTGACTCAAATTCAGTATATTTTGATCCAAACAGCACTGAACCAGACGGTTCAGACTCAATGTTTGCGTTTGTTATTGAAGATGTTGCAAAGGATGATTTCAAGAAACTTTATCCACAAGCAGAGTTCAAAGGCTGGGATGACGATGGCTCCGGGTGGATCAGTAAAGATAATGTAAGGGTGGCAGACTACTTATATATAGATATAAAGACAATCACAATCTGTCAGATGCAGGACGGCTCAACGGTAAATAAGGATGAATTACCAGAAGAATTTCATCCACTGATTGTAAAGGAGCGCAAGTCAGAAAAAAGAACATGCAAAATATGTAAGATAGGTGGCAATGAAATCCTTGAAGAATCAGAGATGCCTTGTTCTTATATTCCTGTCATTCCAGTCATAGGATCAGAAGTCTATGTCGAAGGTAAACGCACATTATACGGTCTTACACGACCAGCAAAAGATTCACAGCGATTGTATAACTACATGGAGACTGCCAACACAGAATTGCTTGGTCTTGCGCCGAGGGCTCCTTATGTCGTCGCAGCAGGGCAGATCGACGGTTATGAGACCGAATGGCAAGCGGCTAACAGGGTCAATCTATCGGTGCTCACATATAATCCAGTATCAGACCTAGGCACATTATTACCAGCTCCACGAAGAGAAATGCCTCCAGGTCAAAACCCTGGATTCGAATCTGCAATGAATCGTGCGGCGGAAGATATCAAGGCTACAATGGGCATTTACGATGCCTCAGTAGGTAATCGCGAAGGTGATCAGTCTGGCAAAGCCATAAACTCACAGATCAGACAAGGCCAGGTAGGAAACTACCATTTCCAAGACAACCTTGCACTCTCAGTACAGCAATGCGGCAAGATCATTGCAGAGCTAATACCAACAATCTATGACACTGCTCGCATAATAAAGATACTTGGCGAAGATGGCTCACCAAAAAGCGTTAAGATTGATCCAAATGCTCCTGAAGCAGTAAACAAAACAGAAGATTCAACCATCTATAACCTGAACAAAGGAAAGTATCACGTAATAGCTGATGTTGGCCCATCATTCGCAACTCGCAGACAAGAGGCAGCAGAAGCACAAATTCAAATGTGCCAAGCAGACCCAACCCTTATGCAAATTGCCGGTGACATTATCATTAGCAATATGGATTGGCCCGGAGCTGATGACATAGCCAAGCGCAAAAAAGCCATGTTGCCTCCACAGATACAGGCAATAATCGACGCTGATAATGAAGAGGGACAGAAGAAGCTTGATCCTCAGGTTGAAATGCAGATGAACCAAATGGCAGATCAGGTTGAGCATTTGAGCCAAGAACTTCAAAAGATGCAAGCTGATGTTGAAAGCAAAGAGGAAGAGCTTGAGATTAAACGCTTTGAAGCAGAAACTAAGCGTCTGGAAGTGCAACACAAGATTGCTTTGGAGTCTACAGACCTTACACATAGACTTGCATTGGAACAGGTTAATGCCGAATTGATGAAGCCAAACAACGGTGAATCAGAGGACATTGATGACGATGAGAAAGAGGAAGCAAAACCACAAGAGCCGGCACCTCCGCATCCAGACTTACTGAAAGCTATCAATGATTTAAAAGACACGCATAGCCAAACTCAGGCTATAATAGGCGCAATTAACAAACCCAAGCGCATCATTAGAGGCGCAGACGGTAGGCCGGAAGGCATAGAATAAACTCAACCACAGGACAAATAAAATGGCAATAGCTTATGCAGTACCATTAAGAAACTCAATGCTTGATGCAATCACCAGTTTAGCTGGTGCATCATGTTTAATCAATATCTATGACGGCACACGACCAGCTACGGGAGGCACAGCCACAACCCTGCTTGCACAACTTACAGGTAATGCGACATTTGCTCCTGCTGCATCTGGAGGAGTATTGACTCTCAATGCAATCACTCAAGACTCAAGCGCAAACGCCACAGGCACGGCAACATGGTTCCGTATCTATGCATCAAATGGCACTACACATGTTATGGATGGTAATGTAGGAACATCAGGTAGTGATTTGAACTTGACTACAGTTTCCATCGTTACCGCACAGCCAGTGTCTATATCTTCATTCGTGATCACTGAAGGCAACCCATAATGGCCGCCTTAACTGATGCTCAACTGGTAACACTTAAAGCTGCTATATTGGCATCTGTTGATACTGAGATTATCGCATTAAGAACAGCCAGAAACGACACCGAGCTTACCATAAAGCTTAACAGCAATGTATCTCCTGCTCAATTAGCATGGGTTAGTAATCAATTGCCCCAAGACTCAGATGCTGCTCCGGATTATTCACTTTACGATAGTCTATTAGCTGGTAAACGTGACTCTTGGCGTTTATTCCTGGCTTATCCTCGAGACTTCACAAAGAACAAAATTCGCAAATGGGTAACTGATGTTTGGGGAAATGCAACAGCTGGCAGTAATGCAGAGTTAGTCCTACAGGCAGCCACAAAAAGCATAACCTTCTTTGAGTTGATGTTCGGTGTTACAGATGCCACAACCGGTACAGTTACAGCAAAAAAGCTAAACATCCTTGGCCCTGTATCGATGCAAGATGTGAGCGCAGCACTCAATTTACCATAAGGCTTTAAACCATGGCTAACGAATTATACTTACGTAAAGGCACATCAAAGCTAGTAAATGGTGAAGCCACTGCTGATGTAGCCTTCTCTATGGAAGGTGTTACCACAGCAGCAGGTCGTGTCTCTGCACAAATAGACTGGGGCGCAGCACCTAGACCCTATACTTACTCATGGTCATGCGAGATTCAATTCCAGGCAACACCAACACAAGGTCTTGGACTTGAATTGTATATTGCCTGTGCTCCTGATGCCGACGCCACACAAATTGATGGGGATGTTGGCAACGCTGATGCAGCTTTAGGTGATATAGATATGCGTCGTAACCTGCAACAAATTGGTTATGTTGTCAGTGAAAATGCAGCAGCATCAGAAAAGTGTGTTGCATCAGGTATATTTGAGTGTGACAAGAGATATATGTCAATTGTTGGTTATAACGCCAGTGGCGCAACGGTAAATGCAACAGATACAAACTTTCGTTTTGATATAGTTCCGGTCTACTATCAAGGACAATAAAAATGTCCTATGGTCGCATAAATCGAGACAAGATCACACGTCAACCAAGGCAACAATACCCGGTAACCAATAATGACATTGGGAAGGGTCTTGTTGCTCTTGCAATTCCTGCTATCCAGTATGATCTAAAGACCCGTAAAGCAGTCACCTATAGTGGTAATGCGCTATTAGATCAGGATTTTAACGGTAACTATTGGCATGGTGCAGCCACAAATTCACCTGTCGATATTGGCGCTACTGCTGGTTTAAGTTCAGTCTTAGATCAAACAAGACCATGGTCTATAGCTACAAAAATATTTCTTGATGACATAACGACATCTCAAGAATATGTTGGCGACATGAACGCAGCAGGAGCTAGTCGAAGCATAGAGATTTTGGTTAGTGCAGGTGTTCTGTATGCTATTGGTTACGGTACAACCAACTCCCAAGCTACCTACACACTGCCAAGCACAGGCATGTATGATATTTTGGTTGTCAGTTCTGGTGGAACTGGCTTTACCATATCACTCTATGTTAATGGTGTTCTTATAAATACAGGAGCAGCAGCAACAGGCACTCAATCAGCTGGTACAACACTTAGATTAATGAGTCCAGGGGCATATACTGGCGGTTTTGGCGCACTTGGTCACATGTATTATTGTGCTTTCTTCCAAGGTGACAAGTCAAAATATGCCAAAGATTTATATAATAATCCATGGCAATTACTTGATGGAACAACATCAAATTATGGATTTTTTAGTCAGGCTTCAATAACTGGCACATTAGCCACCACTAACGCCAACGACACACTTGCATCTAGTGGTACAACTACAATTACAGGCACACTTGCTCGCACAAATGCCAACGATACATCAGTAGCTTCAGGAACCACTACAATAGTAGGTTCTCTTGCAATAACTAACGCAAATGACACAGTAAGTGCATCCGGTACGACAACTGTAACAGGATCATCATCCACAACTAATGCCAATGATACGGTAGCAGCCTCCGGTAGTGTCGGTAGTGCTGTTAGTGGTTCTCTTGCGTATGTAAACATTAACGACACACTTGCGGCAACTGGAACGACAACAATCACAGGAACATTGGCAAGAACTAATGCCAATGATTCAGTTGTAGCCAGTGGATCGCCAATAATTGTCGGTAGCTTAGCCACAACAAACAGTAATGATACTTTAGCATCTAGTGGAGCTGTTGGTGATGCTGTTATTGGTACTGTATCTGTCACCAATGCGAATGACACATTAGTTTCTTCTGGAACCACCACTATCATAGGTTCTCTAGCAAAGACAAATAGCAATGACACTTTATCATCATCAGGAACAACAACAATAGTCGGATCAGCATCAATTACAAATGCTAACGACACACTTGCGGCAACTGGAACAGCAACAGGAGCGACAACACTAACAGCTCAAGATTTGCTTGATATTGCCGATGCTGTTTGGGCTCACAGTACAGCCGTTCATCTTGAGTTATTGTTAACTGAGGCATGGGGTAGATTAGGGCTTGACATAACTGCACCTTTGGTTAGCGGTCAAACAGAAATAAGCTTTGGTTCAATTGTGATGGCATTAACTGAAGCTAGTGGAACTGTAACCTGCGCTAGACAATGATCAATCCACGCGCAATAGTCACACTTGGCTTAGGGTTTGATAGCCTATCAAAAGCCACTATTGGCTTTGTCACTCAGGCAGCAGAGATATTTTATCCTTATTTTGGCGCTGCTGGTGACTATAGGCACGAAGATAAAAGAAAACCAAAGCCAAGAATAGTAAAAAAAGCAATAAAAGAAGTTGCAAAAGAACTTTTACCAAAAAAGAAAATAATACCAAAATATTACACTGAAACCATTGATGTTAACAGAATATCAGCATTAATACAGTATGATACAATGATACAAGCCAGGGAATATATCAGAAATGAGATACAAAAAAAGATAAGGCAAGAACAGGATGAGGAAGATTTTTTAATGTTGATGTTTTTATAATATTATGACAATAAAAAAGAATAGCGAAACTATAGAGAATGATGGCAAAGATAGAAGTCAGTTTTTACCATCAAGAGAAGAAAGAATAAGAACAGCTAATTATTACAAAGAGCTTCATAAAAAAAATGAATCTTATTTAAAAATGATTGATTCTGTCCCAGAACAAATAACATTAAAAAGGCATGAAATAGTTACTTTAATAGATGCTCTTAATGATCATCTAACATATATCAATTATGATGAGGAATATGAATATGAAGAAATAAGAAACGCTATGTTAATAATTAAATCACATTTAAAACAGGAATGAAAAATGAGCGAAGTAGAAACTATTGTTGAAGAAACAATTGCACAAGAAGAACAAGTAGAAGGAAGACAAGAACTAGAACAAGAACCGGAACAACAAGAGGAAACAGAAAAAGAGAAATACTCTAAGAGGGTCCAGAAGCGTATTGACAAGCTTGAATGGGAAAAGAACGAGGAACGCAGAAGAGCATACGCACTTGAGCAAGAGTTAGAGCAATTAAGACAAGGTTCACAGCAAAAGCCACAACAAAACGCCGGCGAACCTAAAGCTGATGACTTCCCGGCAGGTCGTTATGATCCTGATTATTTGTTGGCTCTAACTGAGTACAAAATACAACAATCTATTGACAATTTACAAAAATCTGCTAATGTTAGTGAGCAAAGAAAGCTAGTCGATTTGCAGCAACAACAGGCAAGGCAGACCCACGATGATTATGACGACGTTACATCAGAGTTACTTGATCATCCTCTTGCTAACGACCCTGTTTTTAATGATGCAATCCTAGCATCTGATAATGTCGCGGAAGTAGCTTACTACTTAGGCAAGAATCCGGATCAGTTAGACCATATAGCATCGCTACAAGGAAATCCAGCCAAGGTATTAAAATATATCGGCAGGATTGAAGCAATGCTGGAAAATCAAAAATCTTTAGATAAGCCAAAACCGGCAACATCTAATGCCCCAAGACCTATCGCTCCTGTCGGCAGCGCAAAACCAGAACCAAGCAGCAAAGACCCTAACGATATGCCTATTGATGCTTATATAGCTATGCGTAAGGCACAAAAAAGAACCTAACACCATGACATGACTCAAGATGAGTATATAAAATGGCGGAAAGGGAAATAATAGTTAAAAAGCCACTTCCTTTTAGGCGTGGTGAGACTGTTAAGATAAATACGGATAACCTAATCGAACCAACTTTTTTGCTTATATATGATGGTAAATATAATAAATTATATTTTGATCCATATAAAAATAGCATTATTGTTAGTAAATCGATAGGCACAAAATAACCAAATTTCCGGTGGAATAATCCACTACAGATAAGTGACCCAAGACAGGGGATATACAAATGGCTAATACCTTATTAACCTCAAGCATCATCATGAAAGAAGCATTGATGATCCTTGAAAACGATTTAACATTCACGAAGAACGTAAACCGTGAATATGACGACAAATTTGGCGTAGCTGGCGCTAAAATAGGTGCTACAATCAACGCACGTAAACCACCTCGCTATGTTGGCCGTACCGGTCAGGCATTACAGGTTGAAGGTTCAACTGAGAACTATGTGCCTATCACTCTTGACACCCAATTTGGTGTTGATATTTCATTCAGTTCTGCTGATTTAACTCTGCACATTGACGAATTCGCAAACCGCTTCCTGAAGCCAGCAATGGCAACCATAGCAAACAAAATTGACTATGATGGAACTGGACTTTACAAAGATGTATTCCGTTACATCAACGCAAACAGCGCAGCTGGCACCTTGACTGGTGGCTCAGTAACAGCAGCACAAGCCCAAGCTCAAATCCTTGGAGCTGGTGCAATCTTAACAGAATCAGGTGTCCCGAAAGACGGTCAGCGTGGCTTGGTTATGTCACCAAACTCAACTGCATCAGCTATCACTCCATTGCTGGCACAATTCAACAATGCCCAAAAAATCAGCCAGATGTTCGGTGAGGCAACAGTCGCATCACGTACATTAGGTTTTGACTGGGCAGAAGATGCAAACGTTCAGGCATTTACCCCTTCCGCTTCTGGTGGCTTGGTTACTGGCACATCTACCGGCACATTGACTGCTTCTGGAGCAACCACAATCGCTGTGGCATCGGTTACCGCCGGTACTGTTCCGCGTGGTACAGTATTCAGTATTGCTGGTGTTTATGCAATCAACCCACAATCAAGAGTCTCAACAGGTCGTTTGATGCAGTTTGTTGTAACTGCGGATACAGTTGTTACCACTACTGGCACATTGCCTATTTATCCTGCTTATATCCCATCAGGTCAATTTGCAACCTGTACCGGATCAGCAGCAGGCGGATCGTTGATTACTTTGCACACTGGCGCAACTGGAGCAGGTCCATACGATCAAAACCTTGCCTACCACAAAGATGCCTTCACTTTGGCTACAGCTGACTTGCTGTTACCTGGTGGTGTTGATATGGCAGAACGTGCAAACCATCAAGGCGTATCAATGAGAATGGTGAGACAGTATGATATCAACTCAGATATGTTCCCTGTCCGTTTCGATGTGTTGTATGGCTGGAAAACTGTCTATCCTGAACTCGCTGTTCGTGTCGGCGGCTAAAACAATTCATTAAGGCAGTAGAAATACTGCCTTTTTAACCAAAAGAGATTAATACCATGCCAGATTCAAA